CATCTCCCTGATTGTCAACGACCCGGACATGGCCACGCCGGGCGGCTTCATCATCCGCCGCTACACCGTGACCGTGAGCGACGAAGGCACGGGTGTGCGCACCTACGTGGACATCCCCGGCGTCGGCACGGTCGCGCCGGTCGCTCCCGGCGGCTCGGTCCCCCTGGGCGTGATTCGGACCCCCGAGATGGAGCGGCAGGGTAACAACCTGACCGTCTATACCAAGCAGGAGATCAGCACAGGCGACGCGACGATCAATCAGCCGGCCGACGACATCATCTGGCACGGTCAGCTCTACCAGGTTGTTAGCCAGGACGATTGGTCGGATTGGGGCTTCAACGTGGTCAGCGCCGTCCTTCAGGAACCGGGAGGGCGCAACGTTGTCTAACACGAGCGCCACTGGCGGCTATCTCACTCCGTCCCCACTGACGACCCAGGTTGCAACGGACTTCCGGACGGCCTTCAACCATCTGATTCGCGGCGTGACTGGCATCCCCGGCTCGCTTGTCCGGCCCAGGTGGCAGTCCGAGCCGTTGCCGATTCCGGCGTCGTCCGAGGACTGGGTCGCCTTCGGCGCGCTCCGGAGCGACGGGGAAGGCGGATCGCCTTACGTCGAGCATGTTCCCGACGGGGATGGCTACGACGAGGCTAAGTCTACCTCTTTCCTCCAGGTTCTAGTCACGGCCTACGGGCCGAACTCGGACCGGACCGTCGAGGTTCTTCGGGTTGGTCTGACGGTGTCCCAAAACTGGGAGGAACTCCTCCCCCTGGGCATCAATCTGTCTGAGATTGGCGACTCGACGGCCCTGCCGGAGCTGATCAATAACGAATGGTATCTTCGAGCGGACCTGCCTGTTACTCTGAAGCGGTCGGTCACAGCTCGCTATCCAATCCTCAACGTGCTATCCGCGTCCGGCGTCTTCTCCGGCAATCGTCCGGTATCTGACACGGTCGTTCAGCAAGATTTTGATACGGAGAGAGCAGCATGAGCCGCGGACTGGCAGTCTCAAACGTCATCCGGGTTGACGTCAACATCAGCCCGATTGCCGCTGGTTATCTAAACTTCGGCGTGCCTCTCATCGTCACGCCAGAGGACGTGATCGACGTCGGCGAGCGTGTCCGGTTCTATCGGAACATTGACGAGGTGATCGAGGAGTTCGGAGGGTCTGGCGAGGCCTACAACGCGGCGGTCCTGCACTTCTCACAGCAGCCACGTCCGAGCGCCCTCTATATCGGCCGCTGGGCGCAGGCGGCAAGTGGTGCGGTTCTGCACGGCGGCGTGCTTGACCCGACTGCTTTGGACATGACCGCCTGGACTGGGATCCTCACCGGTTCACTGTCCATTACCATCGGCGGTGTGGTTAAGACCCTGTCCGCGATGAACTTCTCGACTGCAACGAACCTGAACCAGGTTGCCGCGATCATCCAGGCGGCTACGACTGGCCTGATCGTCCGCTACGATGCTGCCTATACCCGCTTCGACGCCATCTCCTCGGCGACGGGCGTGGCGGCTACGATCTCCTATGCGACCCCCACGGGAGCCGGTGTCGATATCAGTTCGCTCCTTAAGTGGCGGACTGGCCAGGCGAACGCTCCGATCAACGGCATCAACGCGGAGAACGCCCTCACGGCCGTCCAGCAGTGCGCCGATCGATCATCTGGCTGGTATGCGGTCCACATGGTCGGCGCGGTTATGCCGAGCGACAACGACCTGGTTAACATCTCGGCCTACATCGAGGGTACGGACCGCAGTCGCCTTCATCTCATTACGGCCCAGGCGTCGGCCGTCCTCGACCCGCTACAGACTACGGACATCGCGTCTCGCTTGGAGGCCTTGCGCTACAAGAGGTCGTTCGTCCAGTACTCTTCGACGACCAAGTATGCCGCTGTGTCCGCTTTCGGTCGGGCCGCAACGGTGAACTTCGAGGGCAACAACACGACGATCACCCTCAAGTTCAAGCAGGAGCCGGGCGTTGTCGCTGAGACCCTGACTGAGACCCAGTCGAAGATCCTGAGCGGCAAGAACGCCAACGTGTTCGTGAACTATGACAACGACACCGCCATCCTCCAGGAGGGCGTGATGTCGAACGGGTACTTCTTCGATGAGGTGCATGGCTCGGATTGGCTGGCCAACGCCTGCCAGACTGACCTCTGGAACGTGCTCTATCAGGCGCAGACGAAGATTCCGCAGACCGACGAGGGTATTACCCAGCTTACTACGGTGGTCGAGGGGACGCTGAGCCGAGCCGTTAACAATGGCTTTGTGGCACCCGGCATCTGGAACGGCCCAGACATCGGGAAGTTGAAGACGGGGATGGCCCTCACGAAGGGCTACTACGTCTATGCTCCTCTGGTCGCGAGCCAGCCTCCAGCAGAACGCGAGGCTCGGAAGGCTCCAGTGATTCAGGTCGCCGGGAAGCTTGCCGGCGCGGTTCACTCGGTCGACGTCATCATCAACCTCAATTGCTGACCACGGGAGGCTTAATTGCCGACGTACTCATTCAAGGATGTCTCGGCCGCTCTGGCCGGCCCCGGCGGGACGATCGCCTTCGCCGATCCGACGCAAGCAACCCCGATCCAGTCGGTTGGCGTGGGCAATCGAGCCGGCGTCGCCGACGAGGGCATCGCGGTGGAGCGGACCGAGGACGTCAACACGATGCAGACCGGCGCGGACGGGGAGGTCATGCACTCTCTGCACGCCGCTGACTCTGGGACGATCCGCATCCGCCTCCTCAAGACGAGCCCTGTCAACTCCACGCTTCAGTCGATGCTCGATCAGCAGCGCCTGAGCGGGGCGACTTGGGGACGGAACACATTCCAGTTGCGGGACCACATCCGCGGGGACATCGTCACTGGTCGGGAGGTCGCCTTCACGGGCCACGCCCCATTAGCCTACGGCAAGACGGGCAACGTGAACGAGTGGTCCTTCCACGCCGGTCACCTGACCATCCACCTGGGCGACGGGACCCCGCCACCGACAGTCTGATCTCCATCCCTGACACCTCAGCTCGGAGATCCAGACGGCCGGGACCCAGCGCAGCCTCCCTCCCGGGGCGATTGGGTCCCGGTTTCTTTATGTCCGCGTCTGGAGTAGATTGATTTCCTTCACCTCGGGAGGGGAATCAACTTGGCTAGATTTAAGGTTGGCGACAACGAGTATCGGTCAGACAAGCTCGACGCGTTCGCGCAGTTTCACATAAGCAGGCGGCTTCTGCCGGTCCTGACGTCCTTCGGGGACATCCTCCTCCACCAGGATGCTGCCGTGCGGGCTGCCGTCATGGGCGGCGACGCTGACGACCCGGCCGCCCAGGAGCTCGTGTCCGCGGCCTTGCTCGACCTGGACTCGATGCGGCCCACGCTTGAGGCCATCGCTAAGATGCCGGACGACGACGCGAATTACGTTCTGCACGGCGTCCTTAAGGTCACGCATCGGGCGAACGTCGGGCCGGGTGGCGAGATCGTATCCTGGAGTCCGGTCTTCAACACGAACGCCAAGCGCGTAATGTACGACGACATCGAACTGATGGAGATGCTCCAGATCCTGCGGGCCGTCCTGACGGAGTCGCTGGGACGTTTTTTCTCCGCACCCCAGTCGACTTTGAACGAGTAGGCCACTCGGGTGGGGTATCCTACGAGCCGGTTCGCCTTCCGTTCGGAGAAGAGTGGCTTTGGAGGCCGTTCATGCGCGGTAAGTGCGAGTATTTGCACGTGGTGGACGGGACGCTCGATTTGGCCGACATTGCTATGATGAACGACCTCCTCGACATCATGGAGGAGAACGATATGCGCGCGGACGCGGCTCGACATAGGGAGGGGTAGGACGGAGATGGACAAGTATCATAAGTGGCACGACGCGATCGTCGAGCGGGCTCGCGCGCGAGAGGCCCAGGGGATGAAGGTCGAAGGTGACTGGCATCATGTCGTGCCGAAGTCCCTGGGCGGGAGTAACGATTCAGATAACCTAGTTAAGCTGACCTATCGGGAACACTTTTTGGTTCACTGGTTGCTGATTAAGCTGACAGAGGGCGATGCTCAACGAAAAATGAGACACGCTCTATTACGAATGATTGGAGGTCGTTCTGGGAGACGAGGTTGTTTTACAGCCTGGCAATATAGCTTGGCCCGTGCTGAACACGTAACTGGATTAGTAGAAAGGCCGCTAGAGAGTATTAATAGAATATCGGATGCAGCAAAAAAAGCTTGGGAGGATCCAGATACAAGA